GCATTTGGGGAGAGCTGCACCCTAGTGCTTAGGATGCAGTTCAGGTTGAATTATTAAGTATATCTCGGGGTGAGATATTTGCAGCTCTATTATATCACATCTTAGCCAGATCTAGCACATTACGCTGCGTATAAATCGAATCAAAATACATCCGGCCTATGATGTAATTCTTGCGTAATTTGTCTGTGAAATACAATCTAAATAAAATAGCCTCCTGGTCGTTATCCATATCATAATTTAGTAGATTCTTGCTATTATATAGCCTCTCAACCCATAAGAAATTACCATTTTTAAGCTGCAGTAAGGTGTACCTTCCATCCAGGATTAGTAAAGGTTTACTGTCTTTTAGGTTCGGATGATACTGGATCAGAGCTAAAGATATATTAAATTCGTTCTTAATAGCCATGTTATTGAATTTCTCATTCTTGTTAATTCGATATATGAATGTCTTTTTCTTAGCCTCTGTAAATTCTCTATTTTCCAGAAATTCGATCCATATATCCTCATCTTTATAAACAGCATTTCCTTTTATTACCATGTTTTCAATCATGCCAGATATACCCAGAGACTCTAATATATCTGAGAAAATATCATTCGTATTAGTTAGCAGGATGATCTTAACAGGCGGTATGCCTTCAAGCTCCCTGTTACGGTTCACTGTCTCATACATGTTAAGAAATGTAGTTCCCTGGTGACGTTTAACAATAGCACCTTCCTCTGGAATAAATTCATCCATCACAATGTAATCCACATCACTATAATCTACACCTCTGCTGTTTTTAAATGTGCTTAAAGCCATTAAATAACCAAAAATAGACACATCATTACCTGATGCGTCTACTTTAGCAAAAGTATAGGATCCTTCTTTCTTCACAAACTCAATATGCGGAAATTCAAAAGAATAACGTTCTGGGTGATCCTTATAATCATTTTCAATAGGAGCTGTCAGAGATTGTCCTGCAGCTACTTTCTGTACTACCTTATCATTATCACGCAGCCAGATAAATTTGCGTCCAGGATTATTATGGACATATTCGATCATATCACGTAGAATATTAAAGGTTTTACCCATGCCACGGCCTCCAAATAATACAGTTAGGTTGTGTAGCATATTTAACGTGATTGTTATGTAGATTAGTTTTTTAACATCCTTATTCTTCAATATCAATCCCCTCCATAATGTCATGGTACATTTCTAGCAGAATTTCATAATCTGCTGATAGACCTAGTGTGTAGCTAGACGGCAATAATACAACATTGGAACCATACTCTACATCTCTACCTTCAATATCAAAATAATGTAATTCCGTATGATCCCTGTATTTTGCTGCTAGCTTGATGCTATGGAACACATAGCCTTTTTTCAGATCAAAAGGCGATTCTATTTTTCCTGCTAACATATCCATCAAAATATGTTTAATACCTTCTAATTTAGAGACTCCTGCAATAGTAATTGTGACAGGGCAATCATGAATATCAGGCTCCTGATCAGGATCCTCCGGCTCAAGTAAATCTAAATAGTGTTGAACTTTTTCCTTGTCAACCTTCCCAGAACTATCAAAGAAATCAGAATCATCTCCATAAAGATACTTTTTTGCTCCGAAAGTTTTAAAAAGCTTGCTTTCACCTTCATCCGTAAATTCGCCCAAATAATATGTAATTCCGCCTTTTTCTGCATAGGCCTTATGTTCTATAGCCTGTTCACGTTTACGCTTGTTAATAGCCTCAATTTGCTCTTTGTGATCCTCATAATGTATGAACTTGCAGGAATCTGTATCTACATAGATTAGATCAGATTTCCCTCCATACTTCGGATTATACATAACGTCTATCATTTCCTGGAGTGATCGTCTTGCGTATGCTGTACACCAGACACCAACCTGGTAATCAAGGAAATTAGAATAGCTGTTGTAGTATTGATCTAATAATAGCTCATCTGTGATTGGAATCTCTTCACCAGTTTCATCATCTATCTCAAACTCTTTTGGATGCAGCAAGTGATCTTTTTTATCATAATAATATGGATATTTGATAGGATAACTAACATGCATTCCGTAAATACCATTTAGAAGGTTCTTAGATTTTCCATACATATATTCACTGTCTGGATCATGTAGTCCTTTGAGCTGCGTTTTCCTCTGATAGTATAATCGTATCTGATCGGCTAGCTCTTCAGGTATCGGATGTTTCTGGGCGTATTTTACTGCTGTTATTTTCTCTTCTCCTGCAGTGTAATGATCTTTAATAATTTTATAGTCAACTTCCGTTAATATCATCCTGCAGAATTTAGCTCTAATCAAACGGCCGTTATCTACACATTTTGCTTTTTTCTTATCTCTCTCAGGCTTTTTATCATTAGCATCCTCATCAGGAAAATATAGCTGTTTACATTTACTGGTGGAGATATAAGGCACTGGATCATATGGATTTGTTAACTCCAGATCTTTCCATGTCACATCTATTAACATTCCCCATTGATCAGACTTCTCCAGAAAATACTCAAATTCTGATCTCTTAAATGGTTTCAGATCAAAAAATTTACCTGGGTAGCCGTTAACTAATAGTTCAAACGGATAGCTAGATGTTATGTCAAAGCTACGCACTCCAGGAGCCTTAATTTCAGCTTTTAATCCATCACCTATAGTCTTATTAGCATACCAACGATTAGCATGGGTATTTCCGCCTCTGAAGGCCTCGTGAGCCATATTCAAAGTAATAATATCTAAAGCATGTTTCCAGAAGTTCCAACGATTGTTTTTATTTCCGGCTACCGCTTTTCTACAATCTTTTCTTACGTAGCCTGTAGATGTTAATGGAATATTGTTTATATCTTCCTTAGGAGCATCTAATATACGCCTCTCGATTGCCTTATGTAAACCTAATACATCATTAGCACAATACTTTTCCTCTTCTGGAGTTAGTTCTGTCCAAGGAAAACGTGAGATCTCATAATCCATTGTAGTTTTCTGGAATTCTTCAGAAACCTGCTCATTCTTCAAGAACTTTTCTAATTTCATATTAGATAAAAGATAGCTGCAGCGAAAACATAATTTGTCTGTCTCTGCAGCTATGATAGTTCTTTCCTTTGTACATAATATGTTAGTCCATTCAAAAGCATCTTTAATGAATTGGAATTCATAGCTAAGATTGTGCACTACAATTAGTGTTTTCTTAGTCATAGATTCATTCTCATCCGCTATGATTCTGAGCCGTTTAATTACATCCCTGTAGCTCCTAACTTGGTAATAGTCAACTCCATCATAAAATTGACCACTCCAGATAATAGATTCATAGATTAATTCACCCTCATCATCTACTCCAGTAACTACATTAGTTGTCTCTATATCAAACGTCCAGAAATGCTTATGTACTAGTGTTCTTTGTGGTTTTCTTATTTTAATTCGTTTTTTCTTAGTGTTTTCAACCATAATCATATACTCGAGACGCCTTCATACCATTTAGCAAAACCTGATACACCTAAATCAGTTGTAGCTACTTCAATAATCTTTTCTACAATATCGGACATAGATACATCTTCATTATGTACTATGTCATGGAATTGACTAGATGTTAACAGTTTATAGCTGAGCTCCTGCATCTTATCGTATAGAAACCATAAATCCTCACGGTTTCCTTTTAAAGCGATTCCTGCAGCATACTCAACAAAATCTGGTAATTCTGTGACAGCTACTAATAAATGTTTTGCAGACGTCAAATCCCCCATATATTCTTCTATTTCCTGTCGAGTCATGCCTTTTAGCATCTTCATGCTGTATTTTGCGTAACCCCTTTTACTCATTCGATCTACATCAATTAACTCATCAATAATACCAGACGTAGAATCTTCTATACCCTTCTTCAGAGAGTTAGAATAATATAGATTAAATGATCTAATTGCTTTCTGCACGTTCTTCAGTTCCTGCTCCGTCATTCCTCTGGATCTCTTCATAATTAAACCTCTTCAGATATGCTGATAATGCACGGTTTACGATTTCATTCTGACTTTCACATCTTCCTGATGCTATATACATAAGTTTATCATTTAACTCTTCAGTAATCATGAATTGTTTTCTAATCGTTCTGTTTAATCTTGCCATTGTTTAACACCTCTCCATATGTACTACTTAAATATGATTTACCGCAATTACGACTTGTTACGCATGCAAAATGATCATCTAAATTTCTTTGCTCAAAATCAATCATTCCTTGTAAATATCCATCCATAAACTTTAATAATGATTCCGTTTCTTCTGTGCTTTCAATATTTCTTATTGTTTTTAAAACATTATTTAGTAAATGAATAGCTCTATATTTAGTGGATCCAGTATCATAGTGATCTCTATTAATAAAACGTTCTAACATTAGATGCTCTTCAGGAACCTCTACTATTTTAATCTGGTTATCTGTGATCGTATTTTTAGGATAAAGCATTACATAATATGTAAAAGTATGTATAGGAGCTTTTTCTCTTAGAATCATTCCAGAATAAAAATATCCTTCTGGAACTTCTATAAAACCATCATCTTTAATACCTACCATGTCACCCGGTAAAAAATTAAAATGAAAATCACTCATTATCTTTCCTCCATTTCTTTAAACCATCTACATCAAAATGTCCTATGGATGTTTCACCTGTAGGGTTTTCCTCATAACATTGATCAATAATTTGCATAAGGGTTGAATGAATATGAGCTAACATATGTGTTATAAAACCCTTATTCTCTTCTGGAGAATTATCAAAATCACACATAGCAATACCAAGGGAAATCATAGATTCTGTGATTCTTTTAAGATATGTTCTGCTATCTTCTTCCTGTGATTCACCTGTTTCAATCATGCGTACATATTGTTCTAGAATCTCATCATATTTTTTCTTTCGTTCTAATTCTTCATCAGTCATGCTTATGCCTCCTGTGATATTCTTTAATTTCCTTATAAAATTCTTTTGCCCTCTTTTCTCTATTTTCCTGATCGAGCTGAATCTCTCTCATAATTTCCTTTACATCAGAGTAATATTTTTCTTCAGCAGGAGTTAACTCTATTGTATGTATCATAAAAAAACAAACCTCTTTTAGAATTGCCCCAGGCATGGGAGTGCCCAGGGCGTACAAATCAACCGATAATATAACTTAATGCTTATTCAATGAAATCATCCATAGAATGATCTACATACTCTTCACCTTCTTCCCAGGCCTTAACCCAGAGAAGATTCTTAGTTGCCACACGTTCTTCATCATGTTCATTTCCATCTTCATCTTCAACTTTAACAGTATATTTTTCCTGTTTAGAAGAGAAGGATGCCATACGCTTATCTACAATGATATTCATAGGACATAAGGATCCATCTGGCTTGCCTGCAGCCTCTGTGAACTTAACTTCCATAACTACATCTTCAGGATTTTCCTGGCCTTCTACCTTACGTTTTAAAGTTGTGATGTAGCGGTAAAACTGTTTTCCTTCCTTTGTTACTTTTTTCTGTGCAAAAATTGCAAACTGCATATTATTTTCCTCCTTTATGCATGTTTTATATGATTATCCGAAAAAATTTTCGGTAATCTACGAATTATTGATATACAGATAATACTAGTTTTCCTGAATAATGATCATCATTTCTATATACAGATGCATATACAATATCAACATCTAGATGCATATCTTCTTCTGTTAATTCATTAGCTTTACATATTTTAATTTGCTCATCTGTGGCACCTGATCTAATATCTAATATTTCTATTGGAGATATTAGTTTTCTAAAATCCTTCATTAACATTTCTCTATCCTCCATAATAATAAATCCCAGGGATCACTCCCTGGGACTATTATATTATGTGTATGTGTATGTGTCAACACATAATTATAACTTTTCAAAAATTAACACATGAGCTTTTCTTTCAAGAGCTGTATTATTTCTGATAGATAAACGCCTGTCGTTTGTCAATCCAGTAGTCCAAGCATTGTTTCCATTTTTAATAGCAGGGATTAAAAAGCCATAGTTTTCATCTTGAACAAAGAACTGCAGTAATTCAGCGGAATAGGCAGCAGTGAAAATAACTCCAAAATTATTTCCTCCACGAACAAAGAAAGTTGTTCCTGATCCGGCTGCTAAAGTAACAGAATGTTCATAGACAGCTGCACCCTTAATCTTATCAGCAAATAAATTAAGAAGAGATACATCACTAGTTAATCCTGCCAGAACTTCCTCAACCGTTACACGTTCCCAGTGTGTACCATCAAAAGCCTCAGGAACAGTAATTGGAGTAATACATCTATAAAGAATATAATTGTAAGTAACATAATCACCTACAACATAAGTAGATGTAGCATCATATGCATCAGCCAGATCAGAAATTGCTGCACTTGCTTTTGTATCAGCAGAGTTAGCTGTTACGGTAACAGCTGCTATATCAAGAGCACCCTGATCAGCCTCTTCTTTTGCTGCATCAGCTACATCCTGAGCTGCTTTCATTCCAAGATCAATCTTCTCCATATCCCCATTGTAATCAATGAGCCATGCCGGTTTGTCCGTTCCCAGAAACTGTGATAACTCATAATTTGATGTATGATTTGTGTGAGCCATAATTATCCCTCCTCTATACTAATAGCGTTTTTCCATTGAAATCATAGTCTAAAGCTGTTAACTGGTAAGCATCATAATCTGATGCAGTTAACTGCAGTGCATCATACTCAGATGCCGTAAGAGAATTATCTCTATGGAATGTATTAACCACTTCTGTAACAACATCCCTAACATCTTCGAGCTCTCCAGAAATCGGAGAGATCATAAAATTGTATTCCACTAATTTAGAGTCAACATAATCTTTCATCTGATTATAGAGCTCTACAGAATATGCTTTAGATGCGTTCAGAGTCTGCTCTGCAGTAATCATAATTAAATTACGAATAATAGCATCCTGTGCATCAGCATAAGCTTTTGACTCATTAACAGCTGTATCTTTTGCCTGGGCTATAACAAGCCTAATTGTAGTATCATACGCCTCAATAGACTCATCTATCATCCTTTGTATTTCTTCAGGTGTTAATACTTTAATAGTTGCCCATTCTTCCTCAAGCCTTGCTACAGTTTCCTGTAATTCCTTAACGATATTTAGTAACCAATCTAAATTGATTACATCCCCATTCGTTCTGGGATACTTCAGATTAAACATAAGCACCTCCTATACGTATATGCCTAAACAAAACTCACGCTTAAACATTCTAGCTATGTTGTCATAGACGTTAAAACGTGCCAGATCAGATTGAGCTAACCACATAGCCTGGGAAGTTGTTACGCCTATGTTACCCTTAACCGTTCCTTTATGTGTTGATTTAGAATCTCCAGAGCTCTCTGTACCAGTTTCAGATCCAGAAGTGCCTTCATCATGAATAATATCATTCGTAGCATCACTAAAAGTTGTTACATTATAAGCTGATACCTGATGCAGTGTACTTCCGTCCGTCTCTGAGCTTGCTGCAGTAGTTGATGAGCCTGACTCTGAGTGTTCTGTTTCATCTGTCCATTCTTCTGTTCGGTCATAGTTCACCAGAGGATCATAATCTGCCTCTAACAGCTGCATCCATTTTTCAAACGTCCATTTATGTTTCTTACAAAACACTCCAACCCTCCAGGACACATAGTTAAGATCTGGATGAAGTAACGGTAACTCTCCACAATTTTCCAGGATGATACTTTTGACTAAATCCTCATCATAGCCAGAAGGCATAGAAAAATGTTCCCAGAGTTTCGCAGAATCATATTCATTCATTCCGATCAGCGTTATCTTGGCTAACATTTCTATCACCTACCTTCCCTGTCTCAACAGCTCCTGTCTGTCCTGTATCATACTGTTTTGGTTTGATTGAGAAATCATCTATTTCTCCTGGATAAAGTCTTTTTGTTTTCTCAATAGAATCATCCAGACATTCCATCCATGTTGTGAAACGAGCCACAGTTTCCACATTATTAGATTCAATCTCATTCGTAACCATTCTTTCCTTCTTTTCCTGTGGATTAGAAGGGATTCCCACTTCATTATCAAACTGATGATAAACAGTTTCTGTATCATGCAGGAGCTTGTCTGTGATGTAGTTCTCTTTTACCTGGAAATCTACAAACGTAAACATATCATCATCTAAGAGAAAATCAGCCTTATCATGTTTCTCATCCTTAAACATATCGGCATCATAAACAATATAAGGATTACCCTTATTTCGCTCATCCATGACGGCCTTAATTGTCTGAGCTCCGGCCTGATTCTTTGCAGCAAACACATAGGCTACCCTTGCATTAATAATGCTCTGATTTAAGGTAGAATCGAGTGTTGATAATGTCTTAGCATACTTATCAATAATATCGAATACACCAGAATAATCTGGTGTTAAGATAATAGCTCCACACTCTTCCCATAAAGTAAATTCTGATTTTCTAAGATGTATGATTGGATTCTGAAATACAGCCTTAACAGGCTGATTCCATGCTCCTACGCCTCCAGGATTTCCGTATAAAGGAATGACACCAACCTTATCAATCTTTCTACGTCCATACTTATTTGTATCTATTACTGGAAGAAAACCGTTACCCAGTAATAGAAATACAATAGGCTCTTTTTCCCATCCTACAGGAACTGATACATCTAATTTTGAGCGTAATCTTTGATACAGACTACGCCAGAAATAAAAATAGCTATCAGACATATATTCAATCTCACTGGGCACCGTAGTGCCCATAATGAGATTCATCTGCTGATAGAAATAAGGTAATGCCATAGCAGCACCTCCTTACTTAATCGAGCATAATAACCAGTGCGTTCTCAGTGAGATCGTTATAAGAACGGATTCTCCAGTTATACCAGTTGTTGAAATAACGTCCACGAGGGTTATAAATTGAGCGTACACCCTCATTAATCGTTGTAATACCACACGTCTCACGATCGAACATCATACCAATTACATCAGCTGTTTCAATCGGATCTGATGCTGCTACTACCGTTCCGTCTGCCTGTAATACATTCGGTGTAATAGCAATCTCATCAGGATCATCAATAGCCTGCCAGAAAGCTACAGAATTGTAATCACCTACAGAGAGAAGTTCATTGTTATATACGCTAGACAGTACAGAGCTATTAATCTGCTGCATAAACTGATCCAACATGTAGATAGATAAATCTTCTCTAGGTGTATGTCTCATAATAGGGTGATCCAATGCTGCACCGTTGTATGTTGTGATGTTAAAGTGATATTTATCTGATCTCTGCTTTAACATGGTAATCTGGTTATTGAGTCTGCCATAAAGCCACTTAGCGAAAGGAACAAACTCATCATTAGAATACACATTAGCTCTAGTAATGGTTACATTACCAGTAGCAGCCTTATATTCAGTAAGAGCATGAATTACGTTTGTACCATCATCAATAACAGCAGCCATAACATTTAAGAATGTCAATCTGTCCTCAACTTCCTTCTTCTGAGTAAACTGATTAAGTAACTCAGACATTCTAGCAGCTGCATAAGATCCAAACTCTGCAGAAGATGAAAACACTGTGTTCATCTGATCTTCTGTCATGGTGTCGCAATATTCCACAGTAGTTCCACCATAGAAATTAAACTGTACAGCTTTTCTTCTATTGATCTTGAATGGATCAGGACTCTGTCCATTAGCCATAGCTGTAGGATCCATAGCAACATCTGTTTCAAAATCACCATCAATAAATGTAACTTTTCTGATGATTCCGCCCCATTCCTGGGAATCTCTCTCTAAGCCTGGGAACTGTTCTTCATAGTTTCTTACAGCATAGATCGTTTTATTTAGCACCTGGGAGAGTGCTGTATTTAACTGATCATATCCCGTCTTTAACAATGTGGTTCCAACTTTTACAAATTCTTCTTCAGAAACTGGTGCAATACTAGATTCACCTGTTAACTGTTCTTTTACCAGGTTAATTAATGCGCTAGAATCCTCAAAACTCATGGAATTAACTGCCATAATTACTTATCTCCTTTCTTCTTTCCTGCTGTCGTTCTAGGCTTGAAAATACTAGCAGCAATCTCTTCTGTTGTTCTAGCTTTTGGATTGTCTGCAGAACGATCAGCATGTAAATTATCTAACTGTAACTTTTTAGCTACAGCCTCAGCTACTGCCT